CGAAGCGACTGGTAGCCCGCTGGCCTGCGGTACTTGCGGCGGTTGGACTTGTATTCGGGGTAGATGCCGTAGCGGAAGTTGAGGCGATCGCCGTAGACCACCACCAGGGCGTGATCAGGGCAGATGTCTTGCAGCCGGTCCATTTCATCGGTGAACGAAGCCTTGGCCTCGTCGATCCGAACGAGATAGGTCCAGCAGTCAGGTGTCAGCTCGACTTCGTATTCGGATCCGGTGGCTGCTCGGTAGAGGTAGTAGTCGGCGTCAACGAGGATTCGCATGGGTTGGTTTCACGGACGATGCGGTCAGCCACTTCATTGATGGCCAGGAAACAGATGCGTGCCTGACCTTCATCAGGTGCCCAGCTGCGGATGGTCTGCGCCAACTCCAGCATCACTGCTTTCATGCGGCGCTTGTCATCAATGCTGTACTCGCCCAGGGACCAGTACAGCTCAGTGAGGCTGTCGATGAGGTTCATTTCACCACCAGGATCTTGGAGTTGGGCCAGCAGTTGCTGGCGTAGAGCTTGGCCTTGGCGGCGCTCTCAGCACGCATCATCACTTTCATGGTGGGTGACCCCGGGCTGGTCACGAGCAGCTTGTAGAGCCTGGTATCAGCGCCTTTCACGGGGCGGCTGATCCCTTCCCCCAGGTTGGGGGCGCCTTCCAGCATTGACGGTGGAACGGCGTAGTCAGGTGATACGCGGGGCATTACTGCTGTTCAGCTTCAAGGAGGTGGTTCAGGGCACGGATGTAGCCGTCCCAGTAGGTCAGGGTTGCTTCTGGTTTCTTGGTCTGAATGGCCTCGTACTGGTTTTCAGTGGCCCAAACCAGCAGCCGACGCACAACACCATGCGTGAGATCAAGAAGGCGCTCATCGTTTGGCCTCATTTCTGGAACTGCTCCAACGCCAGGACGTGACGCAGTGCCAGAACGTAGCCACCCCACCAGTTGGCGGTGCCCAGTTGGCCGCCTGTGGTAGCAGCGTTCTCAGCGTCGATCGCTCGCATCAGCATGTCCCTCAGGCTGCTGACGGGGATCACAAGGGTCTCTTCAGTTGGGGAGTCGGAGATTTCGGAGGTCATAGATCCGGGTGACGCGAACGGTTGAACCAACATCCCAAGCAACAGATGCGCTGTCGGGATAGGTGCCTGCAATGTGTCCCTTCTTCCAGGTGCTGGATGCGTAGAACCGCACTTCAGCCCCCTTGTGCAGGGAATCCCAGCTCAAAACGGGCTTGCCGGGTCCAGCCATTTCTGCTCGATCGTTTGAGTTGGTTCGTCGAAGACGAAAGATCCGGCATAGCCACATCGGCCCAGCATCCTGTTCTTGAGGCAGTACGAGTGAGTGGTCTGATCACCACGCTTGCGCCCCAGGGCCCAGATGGTGTCTGCCAGTTGAACAATCGAGTGGCTGCCCCTGATGTCATGCAACTCAGGGATGCCGCCGTCCTCCATGTTCTTGGTGGAACTGGAGCCTCGGTTGAGGTGGTTGATGGCCACCACCGTGCATTTGGTTGCAGCAATGAAGCTGCGGATCCGAGTCACCATGGCGTCCAGGTGCCGCGTGTCCTGCGCCAAGCCACTGCCCAGGATGGTCAGGTGGTCAAGGAACAGGAAGTCACAGCCCAGGGATCGGACCATGTAGTCCATCCGGTTGAGAATCGAGTCCTCGTCCAGTGAACCGAAGTGATCGAACAGCTCCAGTCGCCCGGACCCTGTGATCACCTTGTCCGCCTGGCTCAGGGCCAGCCGCTGCTCCTCGGTGATGCCGGCATAGCTGGGTCTGGCGTGTACCTCAATGCCGGCTGCCATGCCGACAAAGCGGAAGATGGCCTCTTCCACGGTTTCCTCCAGTCCAATCCAGCCGACCTTGCGACCGCTTTCCATCAGCCCCAGTGCCAGGGCTCGGGCGAAGGTGGTCTTGCCCACCCCTGATCCAGCCACCAACACCACCAGCTGGTTATCCCAGAGCGGTGTCTTCTGATTCCAGAAAGCAAAGGAGCAGTCCGTACTGGTGCGTTGCGGTGGTCTGAGCACCAGGCCCTGGAAGTCCGATGCAGGGCGGATGCCATCAGGACGGATCTCCTTGGCTGCCTTGATCGCATCAGCCAGGGCATGGGGCCCCAGCTCCTGCAGCACCTCGTTGGCATCCTTGCGGGGCATGATCACCCGCCGCACCTTCCCCGAGGGGAACAGGGTCATCAGCTCCTTGGCCGCGGCCTCTCCCGGTTCGTCCATGTCCGTTGCCACGTAGATGACACGGAACTTCTGGAACTGATCGAGGCGCTGCCGGATGAACTTGGCTGCCTGCTTGGCCCCATTGGGTACCGAGACACCCACAATCCGACCCTTGGTGGCAGCGGTGATGGACGGGGCATCCATTTCACCCTCAGTGATCGCCACCGCGTCGTGGTGGTCTGGGTTGGCCAGGTGCATCCCGAACCCGGTGATGCCCGTGACATCCCCCTCCCAGTGGATCTTCTTCTCGTCTGAACGGAACTTCCGTGCCACCACCTGGCCCGTGGCATCGCGGTAGTTGAAGACCACGCTGCCGTGGCTGCGCTGGATGCCGTACTGCTCCAGCACGTCAGAGCGCACGGAGCGGTAGCTCTCGTCCCATGGACGGGTCTGTAGTTCCCTCATGGGCCGAACAGCCTGTAGTCCACGCCGCCACGCGTTGGGATCTTGTCGATCCGTGGTGTGGGCGCCACACGAGAAGCAGTGCGTTCCGTCCTCGTATACAGCAAGAGCATCAGAGCTACCGCAACTGGGACAAGGTTGATGAGTTGCCAGGGTTTCACTCATCACCCCCTTCGACGCACATCGAGCCGACGCCAGCGCCGAGATACTTCACCGCCCGTTCGTGAGTAGGGAAGTCCTTAAAACAGGTCAGGCAGGTGCGATACCGCACGATGCAGTCCTCCTTTCGATTGTTCTTGGTTTCTTTCACCCGTGTATTGGGGGAATTGCAGCACGGGCAGTTGATCAACCCTCCTCCTCCCAGGTGATACACATGTAAATGCGGGGGCTCTTGGGATCGTGATGAAACTCGCTGCCCAGCCTGTAGACGTGCTTGACCGAATCGTTTTCAATGATTCCAGGCCAGTTTGAATCCGAAGGGTCGGGCTGCATTGCATCCAGAACGGCGCCTTCCAGGTTGTCAAGGTCGCCTCTCATCGCACCGTAAAAGTGAAAGATCACAGTTGCGGGGCCGGTGATTCGCGGGTAAGTCCACCACTCAGCAAGGTAGTGCCGTACCTTGCGCTTCCACTCTTTGTAGCCCTTGCTCATGTAGGCATGACGGCTGAAGCGTGGCCGCTCCTTGCTTTTGGGAGGGCAAGGGATCACCACCTCAGCCACCTTCGTTATCATCCCGCTCCTTGTTCTGCTTAGGAATGGGGGCAGTTGAGTCGGGCGCTGTTTTACCAATATGCCGGTATAGTCTGGCAAGGATTTCCTGCCGAAAAGCAATCGCCATTTCATAGTCAAGGTCGTAGTGGTCCATCAGCTAAGAACTTCAGTTAGCCAGCGCCCCCGCGCAACATCTGCACTGCCTCCATACCTGGCTTGCCACTCATCAGTTTTGCGCTCCAGCAAGTCGGCCATTGGCGTGCCTCGTGGAATCGAAAATCGGAACTGCTTCATGTCGCCCAGATCACTTGCTTGGGGCACCGCTCCATGCGCAGGTGCACTGGTAGGCATTGCTGACGGGGCCATAGCGATGTAGACCTTGCACTTGAAATCTTTCCCCAGATTGCCCTTGGGGATGACTTCAACTTCAACCTCTTCGCCTACCGGGAACGGGGCTTCTGTCGAGCGGAGGCTCATTAAGCCTTCCAAGCCCTGGTAGCGAACCCACTGATACCGGCTGCCGCGCTCAGTTTCATTGACGGTCGAGTCAACCGTGACGCGAACCACGTCTCCTGGAGTAAGTGCCTGCATCAGAACACCGAGTCATTGAACGGGTCGCTGTTGCTCGCACTGCTCGGGGCAGGGATGTGCTCAACCACCTGAATGATCTTGGGCTGGAAGGTCAGACCAGCGCCTGATGGTGCCTTCCAGGCATACACCTCAAAGGCCACACGCACTGTCGAGCCGTTGCCGATCAGCTTGTCCTGCGGCCAGGGGCGGCGCTCTGTGTCCTCCACCGTGGGCGGCTGGGTGGTCTTGCCGTCCTTGAAGGTGCGCATCTTGATCTTGAACCGGCAGATGGTGCTGCCCTTGTCATCACCTTCGCCTTCACGTAGCGGCAGCCAGTACGCGTTCTTGCGTGTGTCGCCGTGATGCTCGGCGTACAGGTCTTCGCACTTCAGCATGAATGCTGCGTGATCTTTGTCCTTCTGATCGAGCACCAGTTCGATGCTCCATTCGTTGGGAGCGTTGTCGTCATAGGCCTTGTAGCCATTGGGGTCCAGCACCTTCGCCCAGCGGCAGGGCGCAGCAGGTGTGGCAATCAATGGTCGAGCCATGCAGTCAGCAGGTCGTGGGACACAGAGACCCTACCGTCCTCGCAGACCCCTGCAACCCCGTAAGCAACGAGTCCCCTGCGTCTCTAGCTGAACAGGTACGGGTTGGTGCCGATCAGTCCCACTGGCAGCTCTCCCCTCTCAGGCGCGTCGGGCAGTCGGACCCCTGACCGTGACTGGATTTCTTCCCGGTGCACCTCCAGCCAATCTGTTCGATACAACCCCGCAAAGGTCGAGAGCAACAGGTTGTGAAGTTCACTCGCTCGGTTGGCAGTTGTGCAGAAACAGTCATGGTTCGTCAGGACGTGCATGTCTGTCCTCGATACAGCATCCGTCAGGATTGCGACCATCGCAGCATCAAAGCTGTGGATGTAGTTGGCGCTGATATTGCGAGCGGCAGCCTTGTGGTTCAGCTTCCCGTCCACGGGTGCCTCAGCAAAGCGCACCTTCCC